GGATCAAAGTCAAACTGCATATTAAATGCATACAATGCTTCTCCCATAGGCCGTAATAAATAGTCATCTATATTTTTAATTACGGTACGAATAGAACTAGTGGCAGCACCCATTAGCATTGATATACCTGATGCAGTTCGTCCTGTTCCCTGAATCCCTGTTTGACCGTATGAATATGAGGGTAATCCAGTGGACTCATCAGCTAACACTCTGGCTTTATCAAATAACTGCATATTTTCACTTGACACATTCGGAAACTTAGTTCCAAATATTGCTTGCCCAGGTGCGCCACCTTGTCTCCTAAAAATTTTTCCTGGGTATACTGTTAAGTCTTGACCAGGAACTAGATTTGATTCGTCTACTTCTATAAGTAAATTACCAGAGAGTACAGCATTATCTACTGCAAGTCTCATAAAACCATTCATAAGTGTTTGGGTATCGTCCATGTTTTCTGCAAGACCTATACCAAAGAAACTGTACGGATTAATCTCATAGGGTGCAGAGCAGTACGGAATACGTTTAGGTGTAAATGGATTTATTACTAGTCGTAGTATTTCATCATTACACACCCAACAGTTTATCTGGATCTCCTCTAGCTTTTTAAGTTCTTTTGGTAGTTTGATACCAGCCTCAAGAGCCATCTCTGTATCTACTGTACCCCAAAACTCTACCACTTCAAAACGCTCGATACCTGTATTAGGATCTCCTGCATCTGAGTCCATACCGTAACTATCGGACTCTATATCATCTTCCCACCATTCTCTAGTGTAGCTTTCACCATACTCGATAGCCCTGTCTATTGCAGACTTTCTAAAGAATGGACGCTTTCTTAATGCTCTTAGTTGTGTTCGTGTCATTCTATGACGCTCGATCACATACATAGCATCTTCCATGTTTATTGCATCTGGATCAGGGTAGAAGTTCCAGATAGATGTGTATTCTACTTTAGGTATTGTTTTGACCACTGGATCATAGTCACCATTATCATCCCAATTAGGATACTCTTTGTTAAAAGCAAATGGCCCTTTCATAATACCAGTACCAAATAGCACCGACTCAAATGCAGCAAACCTAAGATGTTTAGTTGCAGCAGACTCCTCTAGCTGATCTCTAATCTTCTTCTCCATTTTCTTAGCTGCAACCATTGCAGGTTGGAATGTAATAGAAGATTGAGTTTCACCTGGACCTTCTTGTAAATTTTCTATATCTTTTAGTTTATTTTCTAGTGGTCCTAGTTTTGCCATGAGTGTCTCAGCAGTATCTCCACCACTTAACTCTAGACCATCTCCAGGAAAACCATACACTAAAGGTATATCAGGCATCTCTGGCTCAGATATATCTGCTGGTTCTTTAGGATCTATATGTGCAGTATCTACCACACCTTCAGGTAATGTAGTTGGTTCTATACCTATGGGAAATCTATTCTGACTAAATAGTACATCACACAACTGACTAAATGCAGCAAGTACTTTTGTTTTAGTTACTTTAATAAATACGCGAGACTTCTCAGCATCCGTAAACTTTACATCAGGACCGTAGATACCTCTATAGTTTCTGTACGACTGTAACCATCGTGTCTCATCATTATACCTAGAGCTTTTAGCAGACGTATATTTTTTATCAATATACCCTAGAAGATCATTAAATTGATTTTGATCGTCAGCATCTTCTAGTGCTGTATTCTCATCAGTATCTAAAAAATCGTCACTCATTTAGTATCCAAACATATTATCTGATGGCCTCCAGCGTTGTTTAGGAACGTGTTCCCACGCTGTTGTTTTATTCATTGGCCTTGACATTACCATATATCTTAGTGCATCATACAAGTGATCTTCAGACTTAGTATCAACATCCTCTGGATTACGTTTGTCTAGAGGAAGTGCAGGTAACTGACTAATTAAATTACGACAGTTATCTAGTATTATTAATCTTGGTTCTTCTGTTTCTTCATCAATGTGTAGACGTTTATGTATTTCTATTTTACCAGCAACTCTAGATCCTGGAGATCTGTCAGAAGGTCTAAACCTACAACCCTCTCTGTTTAATGTCTCTGCTATAGATGGACCTACATCTCCTCGCTTTGCCCAACATGATGAGTCTAACACTGCATCATATATCTTACCATCATCTTCTTCTGCATCCAGTATAGCCCATGCTAACTTATCTGCTGTTAGCTGATTGACATAAAGCTCACGATAAATCCATAGTACATCGTCATAATCAATAGCTCCCCAAAGCACAGCAGAATGACTAGAATAACCAAAATCGCAAGATCTGATTTTTGTCCATCCTGAAGGTATTTTAAAAGATTCGACAACGTGAGTTTCTTTATTAAATTCTGGAAACGCTCCATCCTCGACAACATCCCAATTCCCATATAAAAACTGTTGGCGTTTTGCTTCAGGTAACGAACCCAACATTGATACATAACTATGGTCTTGTGTCAAGTACGGATTATCCCATACTGACGCTGCTATAAACTTACGGCTAATACCAGATACTATTTCCTGTCCGTTGGCATTAAACCGAACTTCTTCTACAAACCTTTTACCTTGCGGTGCAGGATCTATAAACATCTTCTTCACCCAAGCTGATCCTACGTTTCCTGGGTTTCCTGTAGCCCTCATTTGCAGAGGTATACTTGTATCTACCGTTCTTAACGACGACCGTAGAAAATGCCATATATCTGAGTTAGGATATTGCGGAAGCTCGTCCACACCGATCCATGTATATGATTGGCCCTGATATCTAAGTGCGTCTTGTAAGTTTTCACAGTATCCAAACTCTATTCTAGCTCCACTTGGAAAGTGCCAAGTGTTTTCTTGTGTCTTAAACTTTGCACCTTTAAATGCCTTTGGATATATCTGTTGTGTCTGAAAGATAACATCCCTAAGTTCTGGCATCGACCTACGCAATAACAATGCTCTATGTGTAGGTTTATGTGCAAACCTTAATGGTGCAATTAATAGACTATAAGTTTTACCTCCACCTCTTGCACCACCATAAAATACTTCTCGTTCTCCAGCAGATAGAAACTCTGTTTGTGGACCTGGGTTAGGTTTAAAAGCAATCTCCTGTTTTACTTCTGTCTCTTCTACAGGAAACTCTATATTCTCTTTCTCTACACGATCAGGTTTATTAAGTGCTTTCTTGAGTCTTCGCTTTGCCTGTTCAGCTTTGATTGTTGTTTGCTTAACAGTATTTTTGAGCCTACTGACCTTCTTTTGTTGTTTGGTGAGGTTGGCTTCGCGCTCTTCTCTACGCGAGTCAAGCTCTTCTTTAGTCCACGCAAGTTTATGTAATCTCGTTGCGGATAGCCTACGATTGGTTTCATTTTCTAACCACCCTGCAACCTTTCTTACTGGCTGTCTGCCATCTCTTATTTGTACTATTGCTTCATCTAGTTTAGTAAGTACAAACTTGTCAGGATAATAGTATGATTTATCCTGTCCTTTCTCAGCTTTGTCATAACCATAAGGTACAATTCCTACGGCTGGTATCGGTTTGGTTTTATTCCTCGTCTTCATCTTCGTCTTTGTTAAGAGGTGGTAGAACTACTACGGCTGATGGAGTACCTTTGTGTTCTATCTTTTCAGTACGGACTAGCCCTACTCTATCTAATACTTCTTTTGACGCTGCTAGTTTCTCTCTGTTTCCTAACGCACTAGGATCATCTATTATATCTACCATAGACATAACGGCCTTTGGAGCATTTGCAGCAAGAACATATTCTGCTCTTTCTACAATTTCTTCCTTGAGCCGTTTAATTATTCTGGCAGGATACTCACTCTTAGAATACCCTGCTATGTCCATTGCAGTACGAAAGTGTCCATTAGCATCGCCAAACAAAGCGTCTAAGAACTTACTTTCTTTTTCAGTCAGTGATAACTTCACGACATTTGACCTCTATTAGTAAATCCACCTTTTCTCATACCGTATGTTTTCTTTGGACCTTTATACATACCGCCCTTACCAAAAGCCATACCGCCTCGATACAGGTTCATTTCTTCTTCCATCTCTTGTCTCTTTATATCTTCTTTAGAACCAAGAAATTTGCTCATACCTTCATCGGT